TTGTTTTTCAAACTCATGTTTTGCAATAAAATCAGCATTAAATGAAACACTCCTTCTTTCTTGATCATCCTCAGTCTTGAATGGATACACACAATGTTGAAGATGAGCAGGAAATATAAAGAAATCACCCACTTTTGGTTTATGTTTGACAATATTACGAGTCAATCTTGCATTTTGATGACCTGCACCGATAAACATAATACAACCATCGTCATCACGTTCTGGTTTTGTAGATGGTAAAAACTCAGGCACTTTCAGATACATCACTGTAGAAAGTGAACATTCTGTATGCACATGAATTGGATTATATTCCCCTTCCCACTGGCTTACAATCCATGAACTTTTCATCTGTGTCAACCATTCTATATCTTTCACTTTATCGTAATCTGCATTAGTGGCCTGTTGTCTACTACAGGCTTTTACATACTCTCCTACACAATTCATGAGCCAATTGAATACGTTTCCACCTTTACCAATCTCATAATCCATCATCATTTGATGAGGAACCAGAGGTTCATCTGCAATCTGACCAGCAAGATTATCTCCCCAATTTTTACGATCTGGATCTTGAAGAATCTGTTCAGTAATGTCGAGCATTCCATCAAGAACTTCATCTGACAATTTTGTTTTCATCAAAACATCAGACCAAGGTTGTATAAATTCTACCTCAATAGATTGTTGGTCTATTCCTTGTTTTTTCTTGGCCCTTTGTTCGGCCCTTCTTTGTGCTCTATTCATAATCAAACCCTGTGAAATCACGTTTTTTAAATTTACCACCAGTTGCTACATCAAAAGATGGTGTGTCATCTTCTTGACCATTATCAACCAACTCATCTTGAGCAGATTGGTCTACATCAAAAAGTCTCATTTTAGCTCTATCTATACCCACAACAAATTTCTTATTTACAGTTGGATCATTATATCTATTCTTCAATTGTTTGACCATTATCTGTCCGAGTTCTTCCATCTGTTCAGTAGATATAATCGCAAACATAAGATCCGCCGTAGCAGGAAGTCCGAAAGACTCGCTAGTATCTTCCAGACCAACATCAGTATTGGAATATCCAGATCGTGTCGTTTGAGTTGCCGATACGATTGGGATCTTATTTTCCACAGCCAATCCACGCAACTCTTCAGCAATGGATTTGATATATGTGTAAGAGTTGACATTTGCTCCTGTTCTTATTCTTGAAGATGCACAAATATTAATGTAATCCACAAAAATAATATCTGGAACGAATGACCTCTTCAAGTTCAACTCATTCAACAATGCACGAAAATGGTTTACATTTGCTGATGCCGTTGGATATTCTTTAACTATCAGTTTACCCTTCGTTGTTTTCCTTAAATTATTTATTTTCCTGTCATAAAGGTCTTTTGGTAATGCATGTAGATCATCTACTGCAACATCAAGCATATTTGCATCAATTCTCTCTGCAATTTTCTCTTCTGCCATCTCCAATGTAATATAAAGTACATTTTGATTCTGAGATAGACAGGATGATGCAACATGACACATGAATAAGGATTTACCTACACCAGTTCCTGCAAGACAAATATTTAATGTTTTTTGTGGGAGTCCACCCTTTGTGATCTTGTTGAAGTAGTCCAAGTCGAATGGAATCCTCTCTTCCACACGATGATAGAAATCGAAACGATCATCACTATCGTCAAGGTAATCGTGACCCACATGAGGATCAAAACTGACGCTAAGGGCATCAGAAAGAATCTCAGGAATAGCTCCTTTGTCTTGATCAGATTTTGGGTTGTCCAAAATACCGATTGACTCCACCACTGCATTATAGATTGCTTTATCTTGACAGAACTTTTCTGTTTTGTCGAGTAACCAGTTGAGGTCTGTGTAATCTTCTCCATCTGTTTGGATGTCTTTGAGAAGTTGAATAGATTCATTGTACTCTTCTTCATTCATTTTAACTTCAGACATTTCGATCTGAAGTGCCTCTTCTGAGGGGAGTGAATTATATTTGTTTACAAACTCATGTACAGTACTGAAAAGATTCTTGTCTGCATTCTCTGTGAAGTAATCTTGTTTTAGAAATGGTAGAACTTTTCTAGTGTATTCTTCATTCTGTATTAGATTCTTCAGTATTGCTGCTTCTGTTCTCATTCTCTGCGGCTTCCCATAAAAGTTCGATTAGTGATTCACCAAGTTTTTTCTCAAAAATTCTACCCTGCTCATCCGTAATATCATCTGAAATACTAGAAGGTGCATGTAATATATCATATTGATAATCACAATCAAGTGAACCATCCTCGTTCAGTTTTGTATACGTTTGAAAATTTTTGAATTTTACTATGACATGACAAAATGGACCTTCGATTATTTGAATACAAAGGCCCTTGTCTTCTGGATCTTCTGGATTAGAACAAATGTGAAACCAGTTATCCTTCAACTTCTTCGGTGGTATCTTCGGGGCTAGATTCGGCATCAGTTCCTTTTCCGTATGTAAATTCAGTATTTGCGGCTTCGTCTATCTTATTCAGTATATCTTCTGTAAAATATTTTTCTGGATCATTGTATATTTGTTTACCAAAAACTTTAGCACCATCTGGCATTTCATACCTTGTGGATACTTTAGTTATTATACCATACTTTTCTGCAAGATCAAGTAATCCATAATACTTGCTAAGTCCTGCATCATAAGTCAAAAGAACATCAACCATTTTGTTCTCTTTGGTCAATCTTGATTTGAAGTTCTTACAATGAATGATGTTACCAATGACCTCAGTTCCATCTTTCTCTTTTCTCTTAGAGAGAAATACAATATTAGATGCTGCATACTGTAAACCAGAACCACCACCCATCACATCTTGTGGAAACATGGTTCCAACTTGTTTGTAAGTGTGATTGGTAACCAGTAATGGAATACCCGCCTTTGCCAGTTTGAGTGTCAAAACTCTGAATGCACCCTTGACAATTCTAGCCTTGGTCATATCAACTTTATCTGCACCTTCAGTGACATCACCAACTTCTTTTGCAGTGGACAACATACCAAGACTATCAAGACAAAGAAGAAGAGGCGCGCCGTCTCCTTTCTCAATATGTTTATCTACTACTCTGGATGCCTGTTGGGCAAATTCTTGTATGGTAGAAACTGGTAACTGAATGAATCTTTTTGTGTCGATACCTCTTTCTTCTACCATTTCAGGAGTCAACGCTGACTCAGACTCAAAGTAAAGAACACCCCCGCTAGGATTGTCTGAAAGAAACTGTTTACAAAGACCCAATATAAAGAAAGTCTTTCCAGTTGCTGACTCACCAGCGAAAGCAGTAATTTTATTCGACGGCAAACCTTTATGTATACTTCCTGAAAGAAGTGCATTAAGTATGTAAGAGCCTGTATTAATGTAAGCATCTACGTTCCCCAGCATTCCGTCTGCAACCTTGGATGCATAATCATTTCCAGCCGCAGACATTAGTTCATCTAAGTAATCACTCATAAATTTAATTCCTTTTTAAGATTTTTCAAATCTTGTTCAAGTCTTGTCACTCGTTTTTCCAACAATTCAGTTGGAGAATAGTAACGTGGCACTGCCTTGTTGGCTTTCGTTTGCCAAGTTTCATCACCTAAATTTTTCTTTTCTACATCTGACATATAATCACCAGCCGTAGTAAATTTCATATCATTCATAGAAATAATCCTACTATAAAAATTACTCCTAAGAATATACAACCAAGGGCTAAAACTCTACCCCATGAAAAATCATCCATATAGTCACTCATTTTCATTCCTTTTTTGAATCTCGGCCATCACCCTAAGTGCATTTTGATTTACTTGTACCCTGTCAGAATAATCTTCAAGTCTGTCTCTTTCTTTTATTAGTTCAGAATATAACTCTCTTAGATCCTCTGTGAGCCAACCACCATAATCTATTTCCATACAATACTCCTATTATACCATGTGAGATAGATTTGTCAAGAAAAGAAATCCATGATTGTAGATTTCCTTTCATAATCCCAGCCAATTGTTTCAAGAATACCTTTCATTGGATCAAGAAAAGATTTCTCAAATTGACGATCATAATCGATATACTTATCTAAATTAAATTCTTTGGGAAGTGTGCTCAACATTGCAATCGCCGAATCACCACTAGGGTTTGGTTCCATCAAGTAAGTGTATTTGATTTTCTCACCCTCTTGAATCCTTGGATATTTTTTAGTGAGTTTGTTTTTGTCCAGCATCATATTGTAAATCAGAGATCCTTTTACATGAAGTGGAGTTGATTTACGATAGACTGTAACTGGATCTTTGTACTTTGCAAGACCCTTAACAGACCTTGGAAATGATACTTCCTCTGGTTCAAGTTTTTTGAACTCACTCTTGAAATTCTCGATGAAATCGATGACTTCATCTTCAGTACCATTCACAACAATCTTGAAAGCCTTCTTGAGTGCATTTCTACAATGTTCTGGTGTAGAACTCTTGACAGCCTCAATACCCATAATCTTCAGTTTAGGTTCCTCATATTGGACACCCTCAGAATTATGGACATTCAGAATATAGTGTTTCTTGCCAGTCCAGATTCCGACATCGGCAAGAACCTCTCTTTTCATCACCATCTTTTGTTGAAATGCATTGACATACTCTGCCAACTCACTATAACATTTATCTATCACATCTTGGATCTTACCATCACAAACAGAATCCATGAACTTGATAGTCTTGTCTTTGTCTTCCAGACCTACCTTCTGTACGAGAGAATCCAAAGTAACGTACAGAGAGTCAGTATCGGAAGCAATAACGTAATCTCTTCCATCGGTTTCTAAAACTTTGTTTAAATATTCATTAACCGCTCTCTCAGCCCATCGAATAGAAAGCTGACCCGCAACAGATACGGCCTCGGCATTCCTTACATCATAAAATCGGAACCATTGATTACCAAGGGCTCCGTAGGCTGAGTTTAGAGCGATTTTCAAATTGATCTGCATGTTGTGATACTGTGCCAACTTATTTGGATCTGCAGACTTACCTTTCTTTTGTTCCTCAATCATCATCTTCTTGTACTTAACTCTATCAGTATACATCTTCTCCATCAAGGCAGGAAGAAACCCTTGAGCCTTACGAGAATAGAGAGAACCATTCGGAGTCATGGTTACATTCTTTTCTCTAAGAAAGTCAGTATCTATTTCTTGATTGAGTAGAGCCTCAACCATTCCGCCTCTTGTATGCATACCCAACAATGTCTCTGGTGAGATGTTGTACTGCATAATCAGATGAGGATACAGAGAGTTCAAGTCAAAACTACACACCCACTTATGTCTACCAATTTGTGGATCTTTGACATAGGCACCTTCGTATGCATCATTCTTCTCTTCATGTTTCTTTGGTGGAATTACAATCTTCTGCCCTCTCAGATGATTATAGATGATACAGTCCCACATTTTAACAGGAGAGAAAACATCATTGAAATTACACTTCGCCATGTATGCAAGTGAGATGATCATTTCCATGAGTTTCATCTTTTCTTCAAGACGTTCTACCAAAATTACATCATGTACGTTGTAGTCAAGGTATCTCTGAAAGTTTGTCTTGTATAACTCATGGAGAGTTGCAGCCTCTTCATAGTCAAGTTTCTTCTCACCCAATTCTGTATATGCAATGTGATTGAGTGAATATGATTCTTGATTGACGTATGTAAATTTCTTGTATGCATCTAAATAATCGATACTTGATATACCAACAATGTCATAGACTTGTTGTTTTCGATTACCAACAAGAGTTATCTCACTCTCTCTAAACCATCCCCAAGGAGACAGTTTGTTTGCATACTTTTCACCAAGAACTCTGATGATACGATTGATGAGATAAGGAATATCAAAGAAACGTGAATTCCATCCAGTAACGATGTCTGGATAATTATTGGCCCAGTCATCAATGAACTGAGTTAATAACTGTTCCTCATGAATACATTTGACATATTTGACATTTGGGGGTGGAGTATATTCACCACATGCATAAGTTTTAAATTCATCACCCATCTTGATAGATATGGCAAGAACTTGTTCATTGGCTTGTCTTATGTTTGGAAATCCAAACTCTGAACTACACTCAATGTCTATGAATGCAACTTTTATCTTAGACAGATCATAATCGACAAGGCCAGGATAGTTATCGGAAATATAAGAATATTGAAACTGATCAAGACCATAAACTTCACCTCCATATTGTCTGATAGCTTCTTTGGTTTCCTTCATTGATCCCCACTTCACACCTGCAACTCTCTTGCCGTCTAAAGTTTTCCATTGAGGATCTTGAGGTTTTTGGGATTGAACATATAAAGTAGGTTCGTAGTGAACTTTCTTTTTGAAAGGAACACCACGCTCATCAACCCCACGGAGAGCAATAAAGTTTCCATGAGGTTGTACATTAGTATAAAACATTAGTAATATTTTTGATAGGGGATTTCTAACTTGTCAAAGACATTATAACACCATTTGATCTG